CAAGCCAAAGTGAAATATGACAGTTCTTTTGGCTCTTCAAAACCTACTTTTAAAGCAGGTGTAATAGTGTTTGTACTATCAACATTAACCGTTTTGCCTATGTAATACCTACCTTTAAGATGTTCGTTTATCCAACGTTTCATACTATCTTCGAGGTTATATCTCTGTGGTAGTACGATGTACTCAAAATAAGGTGGTGGAACTTTTGACTGCCTACAGCCAAAAAAGTTTAGTGGATTAGGTTTTTTAAGCAGCGTTTTTGTCATAGTGTGCAGTTGTACCAAATGGTGCTTGCAGGTCTTTTTCTCTGTTTGAATGGATTATGAATACAGTATCACAGTAATCTTCATCACCCCAACTCCCCCAAGGATATCCATCAGTAAACATAATGAATTTTTTTGGTGTAATATCATTTTCTTTCATGTATTCCCAATTACATTCAAAGTCAGTGCCGCCACCACCTATGATCTGATAATCAAGTAGGCTGTCTCCTGCATCTGCTGAGAAGTCTTGTTCGTTGTATACTTTTGTATCAAAGCACCATAATTTAATTTTATAGTCTTTGTACTCATCCATAATACCTTTAACTTCAGACAGAAAATCTTGTGCCTGACTATTACCAATTGAACCACTCATATCAATACCAATAGCGACATCAATAGTTTCTTCAAAGTTCATACCCGGAAGAATTGCACCAGTATGCCATGCCTTGCGTGAAGGACGGCTAAATGTATAGTCATTGCGGATAGTTGATTGGATCTGTTGACGTAGTATTTCACGCCAGTTCATTTTAGGCTCTGTAAGATCTTTAATCATACGTGAGATTTCAGCAGGTAAATTACCTGCTCCTGCAGCCTGAGCGGCACTCATCATACCTTCTTTGATTTCTTCTTTGATCTTTTTAAGTTCTTCTTTGGAATATTTAGGTGGACCTTTCTTTTTGCCTTTGCCTTCTTTTCCGTCTTTGCCTTCACCTTCCCAATCAAGGTGTTCGTCTAATAGTTCACCAAGTTGTTCTAAGAATTCTTTGCCGTTTTTTTCTGCTTCTTTAAAAAGTTCGTCATATACTTCTTCAGAAGTCCAACCATCATATTTAAAATCTTGGAAGCAGTCAATCAGTTTAGGTTTTTCACCGATACGATCACGTACCAACAAATTGTTTACAATGTAATCTGCACTGATGTTAAACAGCATAGGATTTCGATCTTCACGTCGTGTAAGGTGATCAAATACACAGTGTAGGATTTCGTGTGCAATTACAAATTCAATTTCTTTGTTGTTTAGTTCGTTAAAAAATTGTGTGTTAAAATACAAATGACGACCATCTGTGGCCGCTGTAGGACACCAGTCATCACACGCTTCTATCTTAAGTCGTGTCGCCATGTTGCCAAAAAATGGATGTCTTAGGAGCAAGCCTACACGAGCAACAATTACTTTGTCCAACACTTCTTTACGCATTTCTGCAAGTGCTTCAGGTGTAATATTTGGATCTGGTTGCCAATTTTTAAGTTTAGTTGCTGTATCTTTTACGGATGTCATTGCCATGTTCTCCTAAGTTATGCATATATTATATTTAAGTTTTGCGGATTTGTCAACTTAAATTGGACGGTTTTTTTGAGGAGACCGTCCAAACTCCTTAGTATTATGCCTGTTGTGCTTTGGTAATATACTTACCAAAACGATCATGAAACTCATCAAAGCATTCAACTTCGTCTGGATCAATTGGTAGGGCATATTGAGTGAGGGCTAATTTTATACCCATAACAACCAATTCAGTTTCAAAGTTATCCATCATAAAACGTAGGAACTTGTCGACTTTGTCGTCAAATTTCTTATCGCCTTTGTCGGACGCTTCTTTAAGCTCATAGCAGAGCGAGACCGTCAAGGAATACATGGCACTGATTTCTTTGGTCTTTAGCTCTTTAACCTTTCCTGACAAAATGTCAGTTGGGTTAGGCATTTGCGCCGCTACCTTACGGTGAGCAACAAACTTGATTGCAAGGCCTTCGCCTACAGCACCTGACACAAGATCAGTTGTTGTTTCTTCATCAAGCTCATCTTCGAGCAGTTCACTTACAAACGACCAACTACGTGGTGTTGCAAAAGATCTGCTTGGAGATTTCGGATCAAAATCGTAAAGGTCCTTTTTGCTAAAAGTCAAGTAACCTACAACATCTTTGTGGATGTTGTTGTCAACTGCCCACTGAAACCAGTCATCAAAATCTACTGCAAGTTCCAGGTGTACAAAACGATTAGCCAACGGTGCCGGCATACGATATGTAACACCTTTGTCAGCTTCACGGTTACCTGCGGCAACAATATAAACATTGTCTGGCAATGCATATGTGCCAACTTTACGGTTAAGAATAAGTTGATAAGCGGCCGCCTGTACTGCTGGCGCCGCAGAATTCATTTCATCTAAGAATAAGATAATTGCTTTATGCTTCTTAGCAAATTCTTTAGAAGGAAGTTCTACAGGTGGTGCCCATTTCATTGTATTATCGTTGGCGGCGTAATACGGAATGCCTTTGATGTCTGTAGGTTCCCAAAGTGATAATCGAACGTCAATTACATGAGCGTCCATATATTCACCAATTTGGTGTACAATGTCCGATTTACCAATACCTGGAGGTCCCCAAATAAAGATAGGACGTTGTTTCTTAATTGCATGTTTAATGCTGTTTTTAGCCTTGTTAGGGCTTAGTGTGCGAATTGCTACGTTTTCCATTTGTAACTCCTTGTGTTCCTCAGTGCCTTATTATGTATATAATATAGCACCAACTAGCCTAAGAGTCAACCACTAATTTGCCAAAACTTCAATAAATTTTTCTTCTCTATCCAAAAAATTGTAGTCAATATGTGTTGGATTCATTGGTTTGATGTGTTCGAACACGGTCTTAGGGTCAAAATCACTGCAACTGTACACATCTAACTGCACAAGAGCGGGCGAACTTTCGTCCCATATGTGCATTGCAATATGGCTTGTTTCTATGATTGCAAACGCTGTGATACCTCTATTGCCTACCATTTTGCAATAACTTGCTGTAGGTCCGTACATGGGTTTCATCTTGATTTTTTTAATTAGAGAGCGTAGAAATTTGATGGCTTTGTTCTTGTTGACTATGGGCTTGTCAACTTCTGCCCGGACCACCAAATGTTTATGAGCTAACATATGGGTCTATTTAGTAATATTGGTGTATTATTTTTGTCGATTCATGGCTTTTATTAAACCATATTTTCTTACATCACCTGAAAATAAGTGCAGTTCCATTGCTTTCTTTTCATTGGTTACTATAATGCCCTGGCGGTCTAAGTAGTAGGGACAGTCAATAAACTGATCCATCCATATAACTACATTAGTTGTGAATTCAAAGTCTGCTGGATAAGGAACTTGATATGTTTGTAGTTCAAGTTCATTTTTTATAAAATCATAGCCCGCTTCTGTAAGACGCAACCCGCCTGTTTCTTTTGATCTAGTGTTCTGCCACCATAATGGCATTACTTCTTTTATGCTTGCTTCATTTATAGATTTACCAGCATTTTTTAGAAAGATTTTTGTGTAGGTTTCTTTCCAGTTCATTCTTGATCAATATCTATTGTTTCGCCTGAACTAAGTTTTACCACTGTAAAACTATTACAGTTGAACATATCATTTAATTTTTTTGCTAGATTGATTGCATGTCCTGGATTTGAAAAAGAAACTTTTTTGTATTTAGGACCTGGATAATTTGTTAAACTATTAGCAGACTTGAGATTGAATGGTTTGTTATTATAAAATACTGCCCATATAGCATCAGCATCTAAAATTTGCTCGCTTTTATAGGTCTTTTTATCTATATGTTCTAACAGTATTGTAGGTTTTGGTCTACTCATTATGCGTATTTCCTAAGTTATATACGCATATATTTATCCTTATTTACCAGGTATTGCCACCATCCAAACGTACTTCTATAGCTTCTTCTTGTGGATTTTTAGTAAGAAGTTTTTCTAAGTCACCGTTCAATCTAGACATTACAATACCTAGTGTAAATGCTAAATTTTTTGCTTGAGAGATTTCAAGTTTTACTTCTTTTGCTCTACTTGCATCAGCACTTTTTACTTGTTTTATAAACTGTTGTATAGGAACTGTATTTAAAGGATCATTTTGCATTTGCTGAACTCAGTTGCGTTCTCATTTCTAAAGATGTATGAAATGGACCTTTAAAAGGATATCTATCAAGCGTTATTGATTTAGGACAGAAACTTTTTACCCAGCCTTTGTCAAAACGAATAATATAATATCCTGCACAATAAAGACTTTTGCTTTTATTGCTTTTTGTAAACAATGGTAGTTTTTTGGATACATCATATAAAGGATTAAATGGTTTACAACTTGTAGGAAATCCATGCACTTCGTTTACAGTAATTTCTGTAATTTCTAATTTATCCCAACTGACTTTACCTAGGTCTTTTTCTAGCTGTTTTGTATTTTTGACAAATCTTGTACCATTTATATCACTTAACATGTATCGGTCATCGTTCCATGAAAGTGTAGCAACCTTAGAGCCGTTGCTTTCTAATATCCAAAATTTTCCATCTACTATTTCTTTTGCTTTTAATGTCATACTATATACCTCGCTTGTAATGGCTCAGCATATAACTGAGCGTTTTCACTCACACGTTGTAAATCCCATGTAGCACAGAATTTCATTAGACGTAATCCAACCTGTGAAATTTGTTTAGGCTTATCTGTTGCTTCTTCAATTACGTCATTAATAATACTACGAATATTACCTGGTTGTGCAGTTAAATCACAAAGGGTAACATTTCGATTGTAATCATCTAGTACACGATGTTCAACACCTTCATGATCTACCCATCGCTGTAACATAAGATTGTTCCAATTATATCCTTTGCTGTTTTTATCTTCAAATGCTTCTTGTAATCCTACTTTGTTCTTAGTGCCTTTTTTACGCACACCAGGATATGCAGAGAACACATTATCACTTGTGTCACCACGCATACACTTTTCAAACAACATAAATTCAGGATCGGGTGCAGGCTTAGGTTGGCCTGTTTTCTTATCAATTACAGGTTTGCCTTTGTCTGTAAAATAACCTTCGTGTGTAATAACAGTATTTGTAACACCATTGTACTGACGTACATTAGGTGCTACTAGCTGTGCAAAATCGCCATCTGTTGAAATAATTGCATGATTGTCATTAGGGTGTGCTTGTACCCAACCTGCAATCAAGTCATCTGCTTCTAGTTGCGGATGATGCAATACAGTGCAATTAGTTTTGTCTGTAACAAACTCTTTAAAATGATCAAACGCTTCCCAGAACAATTTGTCTTCTTCTGCCTGCGAAGCAGTCATTGCATCGCGAGTTTCTTGTCTGTTACGTTTGTAAGGCTCATAGTAGTCCTTGCGCCAACTACGTCCTTCTAAACAAAACACGACATGGCTACCATTAAAGTCTTGCCATGCTTTCTTAATGCTGTTAAGTGTAATATGAAAGGCCATGCCAAGTTTTGTATCAGCATCGCCTCTGATTATGTGTCTTGCACGAAAGAATGTATTTGCAGTGTCTACTAGTATATAGGTCATTAACTTACCTCTGATTTATCCTTGTCTATAGGTTTAACATTAATATAACCCATTTCACGCTGTGTGTCAAGTCCGTCTTCTTCCAAAATCTGCATTGCAATAGTACGGAACCATCCATTTACAATTTCTTCATTAGTTTCGCCTGTATAGCCTGCATCTAATAGTTGCTCGATAAACTCATTATTCCAGTCTAGTTCAAAAAAACCGTTTTTGATGTTGTCTGGGTTTACTTGTGTATCTAATACGCCTACCCAAGGTTTACCGGCTTTTGTAGATTCTTCTTTTTCACGCTGAAGAATTGCTCTACGTTCTTCCTCAGTAGTTTTAGGTTTTTCTGTAATTTTAGGTTGTACACCTAATGCTTTTTTAAGTTTATCCCAGTTCATAGTCCTGCCTTTCTTGCACGAGTTTCGATAGAATTTTTTCTATCAAGCTCTGTACATTGTTTTTGATCTTTTTCAAATTCTTCTGGATCAAACATATTCTCAAGTCCCCCACGCATTTCCGAATAGGGATATGTGAAGTCTTGGTGTAAACCTCCAACCNCGCTCCATACATGCTTCGGCGACTTCTTTNACNTTGAGNTTNTANTCTTCNNNACGTCCNCCNANCGGCATAAGATATACCGGACATTGTACCCCGGCANTTCTNTAAGCGTCCACAGCTCTTGTAACTTCTTCAAAGTCATCTTGAGTAGCGACAACAAACTTAAGNTAAATGTCACTACCNTCAACAAGGCTATACTCTTTAGCAACATCAGGGAGTATAGCAGTTTCCCAAGGTTCTCCTGAAACGCTAAGTTTTGGGGAACAACTCCAAGTAACTTCAAATCGCTCTTGATCTGCGAGATAGTTGAAGAAATCATCGTGTAACTTTTGTGTAGTGTTTGTTTCAAATGTAACATTTTTTAGGTCCTGCATACGTGGATGTTCGAACAAATCAATGTAGAGCTTTTGCCACGCTAACAAAGGCTCGCCACCTGTCATGATCAAATGAATGTCTTGACCGTTGTCCTGTGTCCACTTACCATTAGGAGTAAGTGACAGTAAATGTTCAACCACTTCATCTACTTCTGCAAGTTTATTGAAGTGTTTAAACTCTGGATAGATACTTGCATATGTATCACAGCCTGTGTGAATAATAGGCAAGTCCTCAAATTTTTCTGTAGTTTCATGCACTTTATTATCAATAAGTGCTTTTACTTCATCGTTGTATCTTTTACCTTCTTTGTGTAATGTCCAACGATCTTTCTTTTCACCTGTACCAAAGTTCATGCAACGAAAGTTACAACCAAATGTACGCAAGAATACGCTGGGTACTCCTACAAACTTACCTTCACCTTGTACACTATAAAATGCTTCTGAATACCTTAGTTTCATAGTGGCAACCTTCCTGTATACAGATCAGTACATAAACTTATCATACCCATAGCAAATACTACTATTATGAATACCTGTGCCATTCTACATGCAATATAATCCATCATCTTGGTGCAAACTCCTGTTGTAGTTTAATATTATCCATGAACTCTTTTTTAGTGCCTGGATCATCATTAAATGCACCTTTTAGCACAGTAGTTTGTGTAAGTGAACTATGAGCTCTAATACCTCTATTTTCACAACAACCATGTGTTGCTTGGATGTACACACCTACGTTTTTACTGCCAGTTGCTTTCATAATTTCACGTGCAATATCATTGTTTAGTTCTTCTTGCAGTGTGCCACGTTTTGCACACCATTGTGCAATACGTGTGTATTTAGAAAGTCCAATTAGTTTTTCTGCGGCAATAATACCAATATATGCGACGCCTGTAACAGGCTGATGATGATGCGAACATACACTTTTAAGTTCACTTCGTACAACCAACATACCTTCATAACCATCATCTACATGATTAGGAAATGCAGTTGCGTTAGGCATAGGATCATAACGTCCTGCCATTAGTTCATTTACATACATTTTAGCAAGACGTCTACCGGTGTCTTGACTGTTAGGATCATTATGTCTGTCAATTATAAGACTGTCAAGAACACTTTCGAACTTGCCTGTAAGTTCGTCAATAAGTTCTTCTTTGTCGCCTTTTTGCAAGACTTCTGAAATATTGTCACCCGCCCAATAGCGGATACCTGCATCTTGTAGGCGGGCTTTAATTTGTTCACTTTTGCTCAATTTGTTTCTCCGAGTTATAGACGAGGATGTCTCTCATCATTATGTCTTATTATATGATATATTTAGGTTTTTGTCAAGCATTATATTAGAAATACTTGTCAAGAACTTCCAATTGATCATGATATTCTGCAATAACTTTGAGTTCTTTTTCAATTGCTTCCAAAATATCTGGATGCTCTCCAACTCCTGCTGAATTCTTAAGATA